ATGCCCAGAAGTAGTAATAAGTTCTGGATTTCTTTTGTCTAGGTGTTTTCATTTGAATTCACACTCCACCATGATTTCTGTGAGACATGCTAGCATATTTATCTCCTGATCCGCGACAAATGCCATTTGATACTGATACTTAGCAAGAGTAAGCACAGCAGCAGGAATACTATTCGGAACCATGGAATCATAACAAGCATCGTAAATACGACGCAGAAGTACACTAGTATCGTTGTCCAGGTTATTGACAACCCATTTACGTACTTCGGGAAAATCTTTTTCCTTAAGTTTCTTAACCAAGTCATTTACTTTTACATCACTAAAGGTTGCAAGAATGCCGGAGTCAATCTTACCACCAGCAGAGTAACGTTGACATTCATTCAGAACACGTCGCCAATCAGGGAAGTGTTTGTTAATCAGTTCTACCAGGACCTTGTTATCATGTTCAACAGCTTCTGCAGCCAGGATTTCTTGGATTCTTTTGAAGAAGGCGGCGGCGATGGCGGGTTTTTGCTTTCCCCCAATTCCGAATTCAACCACTGTGCAACGGGAATGAAGTGGTTCGAGGATTTTGTTTTTGAAGTTGCAGGTAAAGATGAATCTGCAGTTGCCATGAAACTCCTCAATAAACGCCCGTAGTAAGAGTTGTACGTCGTTTGTTGTGTTATCAGCTTCGTCGATGATGATGACTTTGTGTCTAGCAGACGACGAAAGTGAGACGGTCGAAGCGAAATTTTTTGCAGTATTTCTGACCGTATCAAGGAAGCGTCCCTCATCCGATCCATTGATGACATAGTAATCTACCCCCAGTTCGTTGCAGAGTGCTTTAGCTACAGTTGTTTTACCACATCCTGCAGGACCAGCAAGCAGCATGTTGGGTATCTCCCCTTTATCTAGGAAGTTTTGAAATGTCTTCTTAGTATTGTCAGGAAGTATACACTCTTCAATAGTCTTAGGGCGGTATTTCTCTACCCAAAGAAACTCATTGTTCATAATCAAATCCAATCAGGTTTACGCTCAGGTTTGCGGAGGTAGTTGTCCTTTACCCAAGGTTTAGACGCAATGTACATTTTGTAGGCAGTGAATGTATCAATGCTGTCATCATATTTAAATTCGTCAGGCATAGCACGAGAAAAGTTCTCTGCTTGTGAATGACAAACAATTGCCAAGTCTGTTTTGCGTTGAAATATTTTCTTCGCTTCAAACAAAGTCTTAGCACATGTGTGTATCTTACCATATCTTTGGTGATACTCAAATGCCAAAGCGCAACCATGCTGAATCAACCAAGCGGTATTGTACAGCGTACTTGCTGCCCACTTGGTTGAAGGATGATTGCGAAATGCGCCCTTCTTAGTTGAATAAGGGGTGCCATCAGCCTTAGGCAGTGTTCCCCAGTTGTAATACCATTTAGAGTAAATGATAGAAAGCATCTGACAAGACTCCAAAGGCATCTTGACAATATGCTTGTCAGGTAGGACCATTGCCGAGTTGTGTGGGCATTGTTCCGTGGCAAAGATGTTCATTCCAAAGGTCGTTTAAAGGATTCACTTGTAGAACTAGTTGCACCCATTGCATCATACATGTATCTAAAACCAGACTTTGGATTAGTATGGTCTCCACATGTAAATACATCACAGACTGCCATACCTTTCTCTGGCCAAGTATGAACACTAATGTGACTCTCGGCAAGGAGAGCAACAGCAGTTACACCTTGAGGTTGAAACTTATGGGACTGGATGCCTAAGAGAGTGCTCTCTGATAGTGTAGCAGCATTTGCAAGGACATTGCGAATGTGTGCTTCATCATCCAATAACCCAAAAGGACAACCCCTTAGAGTAAAGAGAATGTGTCTCATCCGAAAGTAGAGTCAGGTTCCAGAGCAATATAATAGGTCAGATCATGGTTCTTGCTGGTGAAACGGGACAGAAGTTTTTGTGACACAACAACCTCATAAGTTCCAGGAAGGATCTTAATATTCTCAACTTTGAAGTTGAATGAGAACTCTTTGTCAGTCTCACCAACCACAACAGAGAAGTCGTTAGAAGTATCGTTCTTCTTATCACGGACAACCAGTTTGACCACACCTGCTTCACCAACAGCAGAAAGATCAGGCAGTTGATAAACAGCAGATGCTTTCAGCAGTTTATCAAGTTGCTCAGTGCTGAGTTCAAACTCAACATCTTCAGTAGGAAGATTAATGGGTTTCTCAGGAGGAGTGACGATTACATTCGGATCTGCAAAGAAATACTTGGAGCGAGACCGACCTTCACGGATAACAACATAACCATCATTACCAAAGTCAAGTTCAGGACTAGCATGAAGACTCAGACCATTGAGGAACTGGTTGAGATCATAGATCCCAAAGTCCTTCATGAACTCTTCATTGACAGTTGCTTCAGCAAGAATGTTCTTCATCACACTGATGGTGCGAAGTTTGCTACCCTCTTTAAACAGGATGGACTGATTGATAGAAGAGAAGTTCTTCAGAACGGAGATAGTCTTGTCAGAAAGTTTCATAGGGTTGCGGATTTTCATCACTGAGGGTAGGTTTCACGTTTTGCATTCTTATCATTAAAATGCATAAGAAGAACAGCATAATGCATGATCTTCAGAATGTCACGTCGTGCAGTGCCTTTCTTGTCATAACGAGAGGCATACTTGAGGATATTACTGCGGCAGAAGGACTCGCCATCACCACATGCTTCAATCAGATCAAGTGTTTGGACAGCATCATCACCAGCAGAATAATGCTGATTGTATGTGCCAGAAATATAATCTTTCAGTTCATTGAGGATCTTGTCCTCACTATACTTGTAACGATTTGGATCTTTATTCATATTAAGGTTAAGGTCAAAAGAAATGGTATCTTCAGAAGCACCACCAAATAGAGTGAGGGTGTCCGTAGCAGCTGCAGCACCATAACTAGTGGAACTAAAACTGATGGTGTCAGAACTAGCAGCACCAGGGTTACCTGTTAGACTGAAACCATCTTCATACCAATAGTCTTGATTAGACATGTTCATTTCATCAAATAGAAAGGACCAAGAGTTACCCATATTATATCAAATTACCTCCGACTGGTCAATAGGATTGTACTTTTTCAATTCGTCTTCGTCAAGGGAGGGCATCTCAAAATCAGCATCTACCTTATCATACAGTTCCAGGAATGCCTGCTTGGTTTCATCATCGAAACGATTGACGCAAACTTGAATTGCCTTTGCTTTGTCACTGAAGATGCTGTATGCCTTCACAATATGAACCAGGCGACGAGTACTGATAATCTCCTCAATGCCACCATCATAGAAGGTCTTGCGGATGATGTCAGCCCAATCAGCAAGTCGTTTGCAGAAGTCAGCATCAGAGCAGAGTTTGTTGAGGATCTTCTGCTCAGTAGCAGGAGAAGGATACTCTTGCTCAAAGGTCACAGGGAATCGCTCCAGGAATGCCTCGTTAAGCACGTTAGTTCCAATAAATCGTCCGTCCTCGGATCCTTTACCTTTAGTGTTTGCTGTTGCAAACACTTGGAAACCTTCGGCGGGGGCAACAAACTTTCCAATCTTCTTAAGAAAAACTCCTTTGCCCTCAAGGATAGATTGGAGACAGAGGATTTTGTTTGAGGCGAGATCGATTTCGTCAAGTAGCAGCACGGCACCTCGTTGCAGTGCCTCAATGACTGGGCCATTGTGCCAGACGGTCTCGCCATTAACAAGACGGAAACCACCAATAAGATCGTCCTCATCGGTTTCTACCGTGATGTTGACTCGGATGAGTTCGCGTCCGAGTTGAGCACACGCTTGCTCCACAGAGAACGTTTTACCATTGCCCGAGAGACCCGTGATAAACGTAGGGTAAAATAGGCGGGACTTAATAATTTTTTTAACATCACCAAAATTGCCAAACTGGACGAAGGAATCATCTTTCTGCGGAGTGAGGTTTTGTTCGATTGCAGGAGCAGCAGCAGGTGCTTGGAAGGATTGTTCCAGTTTTTCTTTAACAGTCAGGTTCCACTTACCACGACCGACTTTGTAGTCAGTCAGTTTGTTTGTGATGGTCTGATAGTTAAAGTCATTCATCTGACAGAATGCTTTGATCTCAGCAGAACTCACAGACTCGCCATAAGATTCGCGGAGACATTCAATGATGCTTTCTTTGGACAGACCCATTTGCTTTGTTTAACTGAAGTAATTATAGAGCAAAAAGGGGGCGGTTAGCCCCCTGGTGGACAGTTATTCAAGTGTCCTCTGTTGATAGTAGTTTTCAGAAATTATCTTTGCCTTGTAACCAGGATAGTACCTTTCTACCATCGCTCCCACACCCATGGCAGTGATCGCACTATTGACCACCACCAACACTTCTTTAGTGTCCTCAACTACGATGTGCTTTAGTCTCAAACCGCGTCTCATACTACTAGAGAAATAAACTCACCCAGAACTTTTTTATTTAGTTTTTTGACCCGCAAAGACTTAACAAATGCAGACTTGATTTGTGCCTTGGTTGCATCATCCTTTACATCAAAATCAGAGTCCTGGGCGAGTGCATTAGAAGACAATGCAAAGTATGCGTCATACCCAGAGTCTTTAATGCAGAAACTCCGATTCTTCGACCACTGACGCTGATACTCCAGACTATCTCCATAAAGACGCATGAATGAACGGGCATCACGCGGCACCAGAACACGAATACCAATGAAGTTTACATAAGGGAAGTTGTCTTTGAGATTGTTAAGCATGGTATCAACAAAATCGTTGTGACGATATCCAATCTTATAAGTCGTGCCCATCTTCCGATCACGCAAAATAGTGCTGTCAGAATGAATGCGACGAGTGGTCATAAACTCAGTTTCTCTCCATTGATTAGACATCACAACATTGTACTGTAGAGGACATGCCTCACCATCAGTCAGCACAACGCACTGAACCTTCTGAAGTTTGTTGTCACGCTGGAACTTAGGAAGAATCTGGTGCAGGCACACTAGAGACTCATTCAGAGGGGTTCCAGAGAGTGCTAGGCGCAATGGCCAAGAGTAGTTGCCAGCATAGACATTACTGAAGGATTCGGCAAGACGCCAGATATTCAGCATCTGCCTCTCAAGTTCTTTACCAGAAACTTTACTGGTGAAGAAGTTCATCAAACTGAAACTGCTGCAAACATGCAGTTGATTCTCCTCACGCTCATAGCACTCATTCTGCTCAATGAACTTGGAACGACCATAGTCATCGTACTCCCGTGCTTTCCATTCATTAGTAAAGGCATAGACCTCAAAAGGAATATTGACCTTCTTACAGAACCACAGAAGATTAAAGAGTTGCTTGCAGGTGTCCTTCATCACATGCGACATGGAACCTGACCAATCAAGGATGAAAATCAAACCATGATTCTTACCATCAGGGATCACACTAACTTTCTTAAACAGGTCCTCATTAAACTTGTAAGTGTGAAGATTAGATGTGTCTAGCACACCAGTGCGAGCTGTGGATGCACGGGCATAGGAATCTGCTGCTTTCTTACACTCAAACTCCTTTACCAGATAGTTAACCTCTTTCTGTGCAGTTCGCTTAAACTCAACGAATGAACGATCAGGCACCTCAAAGACATCAAAGTTAAGGTCACTATAACGATTAAAGTAATCGTTCAGGTATTCATGAATTTCTCCATTTTCAGCAATGACCTCATCAATATCTACCTTCGGAATCTCAACATAAACGTTTTCACTACTATGTTCCCGCACAAGATCTTTAAGGTTCTCACTCAATGCTTCAGCAGTCTGAACCTCAATATCGTCATCTTCACTTTGCTCTCCAGTGGGGATTGAGTCAGTCTCAGTTTCCTGCGACTCACCACTTTCAGTCTCATCAACATCACCAGGAGCATTGCCCTCGTTTGACATAGGGGGCATCTCTTGCTTGGGTTTCTCCTGCTGCTTCTTACAATACTTGTAGAGAACTTCAGCAGCAAGGAGGACATCATCAAAGTCCTCACATCCACCAATCATACGGATGATTGCCATCTCTTCCTCAGTAAAAGAGAGATCTAAAAAATTACCGATCTTAAAGTATAGATTTGCACGGTCAGCAAGATTAAAATCAGCAACAGACTCATCAGAAATAGAGAAGAAGTCTTCATCGTTGAGTTCTTTGTATCCGCGATAGAACGTTTTAGCAAGTCCAGGATACTTACGCTTCATCAACTTCTCAATGCGTGCATCCTCAACCACATTTACAAATTGTGGTGGAATCTTTTTGTATTTGATCCAGTTTTCGTCTGGTGTAAAAAGAGCATGTCCAACTTCATGTCCAACTAAAAGGTCATACACGGTGCCACTTGCTCGCTCCCACATAGGAAGAGTCAACACACGGGTGTGGACGTTGAAACATGCGGTCTCTACCTTGCGGTGCTCAACGATGAGATCTTCAGTGGCAAGGAGTTTTGCCAGTTGGGACTTGATTTCGTGTTGGACTGCCATTGGTTCCTTTCGTATGTCCCTATAATACTAAACCCCCCGCCGAAGCGAGGGGCACTTAGTGACAGTTCTCCTATTGTCTGGTTTGCTTGAATTAGTTTAGAACTTCCTTACAAATACGTTTACAGACGTGTTGCTTATCATCACACTCTATTAGGCAGTTGTAGTAGTCATTTAAAGCGTCACTTTGACCGTTGACTTCTGCGATTGTGGTTTCCAAATGTTGTACGCTTTGTTTCCAACCGGCTAGTTGATTGTGTGAGATGATGTTGTGCATGATGCTACTCCAGTTACAAAAAATATAACAAAGAAGGTTTAGTTCATTGCTATCTCCAATTCTGGTATTATTTAGTCAGCGTATGCTAACTTCATTAAGATTTTCTAAAGTTTACACAATCCGCGAGAATCCTTTAACTTTCTCAAACTTAGTCACATGCAGGAACTTATCATATAAAGACTCCTTATGAGAGATAATAAAGATATTAGCATCCTTAATCACAAACCGAATAATCTTCATAAACTCTTCGGTGCCGAATCCATCCAATGAACTATCAAATACCTCATCCATGATGAGTAAATTCGTGTTGACAGAGTTCTTCA